GGCCGTGAGGGCCGAGGAGGAAGAGACCGTGACCGAGAACACCACCCCGAGCCTGGAGGCCATCTCGGAGGCCGTCCGGGGCATCGTGGCCGACGCCATCCCCGCACCCATCGTGAGCGTGCCGGCCCCCGAGCCGGCCGTCCACCCGCTCATGCGGGCCGAGAGCCTCTCGGACCTCTACGAGCGCGTGCGCGATGGCGACGAGGAGATGGCCCGCGCCCTCGCCGATGCCGTCACCGGCGACGTGCCGGAGATCGTCCGGCCGGCGTGGCTCGACCGCATCATCGGCATCATGCCCTCCGCCCGCACCGCGATCACGGCCTTCGGCCGGCAGGGCCTCCCGGATTCCGGGATGGAGTTCAACTGGCCCCTCTTCACCGAAGGCTACGATGGCCGCGTGGGGGTCCAGGCCACCGAGAAGACCGAGGTGACCTCCAAGAAGATCGCCTTGGAGAGCGCCAAGGCCACCATCAAGACCTACGCCGGCGGCCTCGACATCTCCTACCAGTTGCTCAAGCGCTCTTCGCCCTCCTTCAAGGAGGCCGCCCTCCGCATCCTCGCCATCGCGTGGGCCATCGAGACCGAGAAGGCCTTCGCCACCGCGCTCGGTGCCCTCACCGGCAAGGGTGAGGTGGAGGTGCCGGCGGCACCCGAAGACAAGGCCGCCGCCATCTACGCCGCCGTTCTGGAGGCCTCCGCCAAGGTGGAGGACGCCACCGGCGTCGGCGCGGAGTTCATCCTCGCCGGCTCCGATGCGTGGCTCGCGTGGGGGTCCGTCCTCCTGCCGGCGCGCTACGGCACCCAGAACGTGGCCGGTGTCTCCGATGCCCGCTCCCTCCGCGTGGAGGTGTCGGGCCTCCCGGTGATCCGCGCCAAGAGCCTGGAGCCGGGAGCCATCTACGTGAGCAACGGCCTCACCGGCGCGTGGCATGAGGATGGCCCCTTCTCGGCAGAGCAAGATGTCATTGCCAAGCTCGGGATGGACGTGGCCTACTGGAGCCTGGGGGCCGCCGCCTTCTACATCCCGGCCGGCATCGTGGAAGTGACCACGGCCGCCGGCGCATAGGGCCGGCAGGAGACCCGGAGGATGGCCGTGCAGAAGGCCTACGTGGAGGCCAACGCGAGGGTGGTGATCCCCACCGCCCTCCGGCCGGCTCCGGGTGCCACCCTCGTGGTGGTGTTGGAGCCGAGGCCTCCGCTCACCCCGGAGGCCCTCGCCCTCGCCAATCCGGCGGGGGTGGCCTCCATCCAATGGATCGACGCCGATGGCGGGGGGCACCTAGAGCCGCTCTGGCTCTCCTCCGCGCCGCCGGCATCCGAGGGCTACGCCGAGGTGGACCGATACGGGGGCACCTTCGCCCGCGCTCGGCTCACCTTCGCCGTGACCCCCGGCCAACTCCATGCCCTCACCTTCCGGCTCGCCACCGTGGCAGGGCCTGGGGGAGAGGTACTGGCCGACACCGACGAGTTGGAGGCCATGGGCGGGGTGGTCTGGTACGACGAGACCGGCTCCCTCGGCCACGTGAAGGCCATCGGCGGCACCGACGCCACCGTGGCCGAGGTGGCCGCCATGATCGACGCCGGCACCCTCGTGGGTGCCACCTCCGACCATTCCGGCGCGCACCCGGACCTCCTCCTCTCGCCGCCGGCTCCCGCCCGCCGGCGCGCGGTCCTCGGTGACCTCGTGCCGGCGCTCTCCGACTACGCCATCTCCCTCACCGAGGCCTCCGCCAACGAGATCGACGTGGTGGGGGCCGAGCCGCTCCCGCCGGCCGGCGGCACCCTCGTGGTGACCGTGGAGGCCCTCCGGGCCGCCCTCAAGGCCCCTCCGGGGCCGGCGGCAGACCTCGCGCTCGGGAGCGCGTGCGCCGCCGCCACCACGATCCTCACGCGCTACACCGGCAACACGTGGGCCGATCCCGTGCCGGCCAACGTGGCCCTCGCCGGCCTCCAGGTCGCCTCCCGCGTCTACCGCTCGGCGGATGTTGTCTTCGGGGTGTTGAACACCGACCTCGGCACCTCCTTCACCGGGAGGTGGGTGACGCCCGAGATCGAGGCCCTCCTCATCGGAGAGCGCCGCACCTTCGGGGTGGCGTAATGGGCCTCCCGCACCGAGACCTCGCCGGCGCGTTGGAGGCCGCCGGCCTCGACGCCGCCATCTACGCCGGGTGGCCGGCCCAGGTTGACGTGCCGGCCGTGGTGGTCTCCCCCGGCCAACGCCGGCGCGTGCCGGTCTGCCACGTGGAATGGACCCTCCGCCTCTCGGTGGGCCTCGCGCTCTCCATGGAGACCGAGACCCTCCACGAGCTTGTGGAGGCCGTCCTCGCCGCCGTGCCGGAGGGCTACGTGGTGGGGTCCACCACCTACACCCAACGCTCCATCGGCTCGGTGGACTACGTATGGGCCGACACCGACATTCTCGCCACCCGATAGGAGGAGCCGACCATGGCCGCACCCATCCCCATCATCTCCGACGTGCAGACCCTCACCTTCCTGCCCAAGGATGGCACCGCGCCGGCAGACAACGTTGACCTCGCGTGTTGGGTCACCGAGCCGCCGACCGATGAGGTCTCCTTCGACACCGTGGAGACCCCCACCCTCTGCAATCCGCAGGCCTCCCAGGTGAAGGTGGGCGCTCGGAGCCTCACCCTCTCGGTCCTCTGGGCCGACGGGTGGGAGGAGACCATCGAGCCGCTCTTCGGCACCTCCGGCACCCTCACGTGGCACCCCGGCGGGGCCTCCAAGGCGGGGTACGCCTACGAGGTGACGTGGCCGGCCACCTACGGCATCGCCGCACCCTTCGGTGAGGCCATCGCCGTGGAGGTGAGCCTGGGTGTTGGTGGTCGCACCGTGGTGCCGGCTCCGGCCAATCCGTAGGCCATGGCCCTCAAGAAGCGAGGGGGCATCTACGTGAAGGGGGCCACCGAGGTGGCCCGCGCGCTCAAGGAGAACACCCCCGAGTTGCTCAAGGAGTTGAAGGCCGAGAACAAGGCCCTCGCCCAACTGGTAGCGGCCACGGCCCTCGGCTACGTGCCGGCGCGATCCGGTGCCCTCGCCAAGAGCATCCGGGCCGGCGTGACCCAGAAGACCGGGGTGGTGCGAGCCGGCGGCAGGGACGTGCCCTACGCCGGCGCAATCCATTACGGGTGGTTCGCCCGGAAGCCGCCGGCGCAAGGGGGGCCGATCATGCCCCAACCCTTCCTCTACGATGCCCTAGACGAGCGAAGGGATGAGGTACTGGCCCGCTACACCGAGGCCGTGACCCGCGTCACCACCCGCTTCAACATGACCAAGGCCGCCTAGCAGGAGCGATTGCAGGATGACCCGCGAGATTGCCCTCACGCCGGAGTTCGTGGCCTCCCTCACCGTGGGGGAGATCGAGGCCGTGGAGGAGCGCACCGGCCGGCCCGTCACCGCCCTCTTCGGTGAGGACGTGCCGAGGGGTGCCACCCTCCATGCCCTCGCCCACGCCTACCTCACCCGTGAGGCCAAGGCCGCCGGCGATCCCCTTCCGACCTGGGAGGAGACCGGCGACGTGCGCGTGGTGGTGGAGGAAGCGACCGGCACCACCCACCCTACCCCCGCCGCCCGCCGCCGGCGGGAGTGAAGAGGCGGATCATGGAGATTGCCCTCGCCACCGGATGGCCTCCCTCGGAGGTGAGGGCAATGACCCGTGCCGACATTGCCGCCCTCGACTGGGCCATGAGGAAGAGGGAGAGGAGCCGACGCCGTGGCCGCTAGGAAGCCGAATATCGCCGTCGGCATCATCTCCGACACCCGCGAGTTCGAACGGTCCATGGATCGGGCCGCCAAGAAGACCTCGACCTTCAAGGCCAACCTGGGGGCCAACCTCGTATCGGCCGGCGTCCTCAAGGGCCTCGACCTTCTGGCCGACGGCATCGGCATGGCCTTCGACTTCGCCCAAGGCGGCCTGGAGGCCTTCGACTCACTCGGTGACTCCATCGCCCTCATCGATTCCAACTTCGCCGGCCTCTCCAGGTCCATCGAGGGCCTCGACCTCACCAAACTCGGCTTCGACAAGATGGAGACCGCCGCATCGGCGGAGGCCATCTCCTCGGCCGCCAAGGCCCTCGGCCTCACCGCCGAGGAGGCCGGCAAGATCACCCCCGCCCTCACCGAGGCGTCGGCCGCCTACTCGGCCCTCTCCGGCAAGGATGCCAAGGAGGCCGGCGACCTCTTCGCCAAGGCCCTCGGTGGCTCGGCCAAGGCCGCCAAGGAGTTGGGGGTGGAGTTCACTAAGGGAATGACCCCCGCCCAACGCATGGAAGCGATCATGGCGAAGTGGGGGCCTCTGGCCGAGGACGCCGCCACCGGCACCCGCTCTCTGGCCGACGAGCAAGCGACCTTCGACGCCCAGATGGCGAACATCCAAGTGACCCTCGGGGGCTTCCTGAATCAGGCCCTCACGCCGCTCCTCGCCGCCTTCAACGAGCAGTTCATGCCGATGCTCTCCCGGTTCGCCACCGAGGTGGGGCCATCGGTCCAGGCCGTGGTGGCCGTCCTCGGTGACGTGTTCGGCAAGGTCTTCGGCTTCATCCAAGAGACCGTCCTCCCCATCGTGGCCCAACTGGCCCAGGCCATCGGCAAGGCCCTCGGCCCCGTGTTCGGCAAGGTGGGCGGGGTGGTGGACGCATGGATGCCGGTCTTCGAAGACGTGTTCGGCTTCCTCGGTGCCACCGTGGTGCCGCTCCTCACCGACCTCCTCATCCCCGCCGTGGGGGTGCTACTGGAGGTGTTGGCCGAGGTCTCCAAGCTCGTGGCCGGCGCGCTCAAGGCCGCCTTCAACGCGCTCAAGGGGCCGTTGGAGGCCGTCGGCAAGGCCATCCGCTCGGTGATCGACTTCGTGACCGACCTCATCAACAAGATCCGCACGGCCCCCATCATCTCGGACTTCCTCGACTTCATCGGCGGGGGGAGCGGCGGCCGGTCTGCATCCTTCGCCATTGCCGGCACCGGGGGTATCGCTCCCCTCGGTGCCGGCACCCCCGGCACCCTCACCACGCGGGCCGCCGGCGGCATCGTCATCAACTTCAACGGGGTGGTGGGAGACCCGGTGGCGACCGGGCGCGAGGTGTCGCGCGTCCTCTCCACCTACCGCTCGCGTGGGGGCATGGTGGCGCGATGACCCGTTGGAGTGACGGCGCACTCTGGGAGCCGGCAGACCAACCGGAGGCCTCGGTCTGGGGTGCCATCGACCCCTCGGTGCCGTACCCCGCCATCCTCATCGGCGGCCTCGACCGATGCGCCCAGGTTGCCGCCGCATCGTGGGAGACCGGGCGCTCGTGGTGGACCGACGCGCCGGAGGCCGGCTCCGCCTCCGCCGTCCTCGTGGGCCGGGTGACCGATATCACCATCGGCGCACCCTTCGTGGTGGACGCGCGGCCTGGGCCGGTCCTCTGGGTGGGCACCGTTGATGACGTGACCTACAACGTGACCCCCGACGGGTGGGAGACCCGCGTGGTGGCCTCCAATGCCCTCGCCGCCCTCGGCAACGTGACGCGGGGCCTCCCCTCCATCCCCGCCGGCACCCTCGCCGCCAAGGTGGAGGCCCTCGCCACCGCCGCCGGCATCCGGGGCACCGTGAAGGTGTTGCCGTCCTCCACCTTCCTGCCCACCCTCAACGCCGAGGCCGCGCCGGCCGACGCGAGTGGCCTCCTCGCCTACCTCAAGGAGTTGGAGAAGTCTTCCAACGCCATCGTGGCCCTCGACGGCTCCGGCGAGTTCGTGATCCAACCGAGGGCACCCCTCTCCGGCGACCCGGACCCCGAGAGCATCCTCGACCTCGTGGGAGACAACTGCCCCGAATCGGCCGCGCTCTCCTACGCCTCGCCCACGCGCCTCTTCAACGGGTGGATGTTCGGCACCACCCCCGTGCGGGTGGAGGAATCGGTGACGGCCTACGGCCTCCGGGAGTACGAGACCGTGACCTCCCGGAGCTCTACGGCCCTCTACGGGGCCGGAGGCATCTACTACCCCGAGTTGGTGGAATCCCTCGCCGGCCCTCTGGCCTGGGGCACCGTGACCATCCGCATCCCCAACCGGCTCTCGCCGGTGGCCGCCCTCGACCTCTTCGACTGGGTGGCCTTCGATGACGGCCGGCCGTGGCAGGTACTGGCGTCGGCCGATTCGGTGGCACCGGCACCCGAGGGTGAGAGCGAGTGGCACCGGACCCTCACCATTGCCGCCACCATCAACGACCTGGGCAAGAGGCCGCCGGTGGTGGTGCCGCCGGCACCCACCCGCGAGACTCGCACGGTGACGTGCGCCGCCGACCGGGACTGCTACGTGGTGTTGGCCCCCGGTGGCGGCAAGTACGGCAACGGGGCATCCGACAATCTCCTCGTGGGCCTCCTCTCCGACGGCAACCTCTGCCGCTCCTTCATCCGCTTCAACCTCGCCGGCATCGTGGGCACCAACCGCAAGGTGACCAAGGCCATCCTCCGGGTCTGGAATGATGACTCCACGTGTCTCCAGTTCGGCTCCTCGGCCCAGGTCACCGTGAGCCGCGTGACCTCATCGTGGTCTGAAGGCACCTACTCGGTGAAGTGCGGATTCGGCTCCGCCAACTCCACCGTCTACCCCGGCCCCGGAGTGACCACCACGGGTGCCAAGACCGCATCCACCAAGACCTCCGACAATGCCCAGAACGATATCGACGTGACCGCCATCGCCCAGGCATGGATCAACTCCGGCTCCTCCAACTACGGGGTGCGGATCGCCGGCTCCTCGGAGACCTCAACGAGCCGGCGCACCTCCTTCTGGGGCCGATCCGCCGGCACAAGCTCGAGGAGGCCCGTCCTCATCGTGACCTATGAGAGGGACGTGGCATGAGGCCCGTGGTGCCCACCCCCGGCGACCTCGTGGAGGCATCGTGGGCCGGTGACGTGATCGACTACGCCGGCTCCAGGCTCCGCTACGTGCCGGTGCCCATGATCGCCGGCTCCCTCACCGGCAGGACCGTGCCGGCGTCCACCACCGACAAGGAGGCGGAGTTGACCGAGTTGCCGGCCAACGATGCCACCATCGCCTTCGCCGCCGTCCAGGCCACCGTGCGGAGTCCCGATACGGTCTCCCATACCCTCAACCTCTACCACGGTGACGGCTCCGGCGGGGCCGCCCTCCTCGGCTCCTCCGGGGTGGCATCGAGGGGTGGCACGGGGCCGGTCTCCCTCGTGAAGGTGGGCGGCACCAACCGCCGCTCCATCCTCTACCGCACCTCCGCCACCACGAGCCTCGCCTACATCGTGGCCGTGGGCTACTGGGTGCGCGAGTCTGCCGAGCCGGCGGCCGGAGATGATGCCGTCCTCCCCTTCCGTCGCCTCACGCATCCGCCGGCGGCCGGCGAGGAGATGACCACCGATTGGGCCGAGGCCCTCATCGCCACCGCCGGCCTGGGGTGGGAGATGGAGGTGGTGCCGAGGGGCACCAAGGTGATCGCCTCCGGCACGCAAGTTGCCGGCGGAGCGATCCAGACCTTCAACCTCTCGGCCCTCCTGCCCGACGACGACCGCATCGTGGCCGTGGCCGTGGATATCCTCACGCGCCATACCGATGGCGGCAACTACGTCACCACCCTCTTCCACCACGACGGCAACGTGGCCGGCTACTGCTACTCCCAAGGCGTGGCCTCCCGCTATGGCGCGACCGGGCCGTGGGTGGTGGAGATCGGGCCGGAGAGGAGCATGAAGGCCTCCAACACCGCAACCGCCGCGCAGACCTCCAACGCCGACCTCAACATCGTGGGCATATGGAGAAGGGGGGCCAAGAGGTGAGGCCCGCGAAGCCGGCCGCCGGCACCGAGATTCGCCATGAGCTTGGGGCCGAGATGCTCGCCTACGCCGGCGAGGCCTTGGAGTACGTGGCAATCGGCGGCACCTCGATCACCTGGGACGTGAGTGCCGTTGACCTCAACGGCACGGCGCAACACGAGGTTGAGTTGGTGAGGCTCCCGGCCAACGATCCCTCCATCGCCTTCGTGGAGTTGGGCGTCCTCGTGCGGACCACCACCACGGCCGGCTCCACCCTGTACGTGCGGCATGGTGACGATGCGAGCATCGCCGGCGGGGCATCGGTGAGTGGCACCTCTGGCCGGGATGGTCATGCCGGCCCCATCCGAGCGAGGGTGGGCGGCACCAATGGCCGCTCCATCGTCTGGAACAACGGCTCTCACTCCTCGCCCACCCAATCGTGGCTCTACGTGTTCGGCTACTGGCGACGGGTGGGGGCATGAGTGCCGGCGAGGGCATCAAGGCCCTCTTCGGTATCGCCTTCGTGATCCTCGTGGCCGTCGCCATGGGTGCCGTGATCGACGGCAACGACCCGCCGAGGGGGTACGAGGCCGCCTTGGGCCTCTTCATCGCGCTCGGGGTGGGGGCCGGCCTCTGGGCGCTCGCAGACTGGAGGAAGAAGCCGTGAGCATCGTGAGCGGCCTCACGTTCGTGAGCGAGCGCGAGAGCGGGCCTTGGATCGACTGCGCGCCATGCTCGGGGGTCATGGCCGCGCACTACGGCAAGACCTCGGTGCCGGCCACCCTCGCCGCCGCCCACAAGGTGCGGAGCGCCGCCGGCCGGCCGCACTCCGGCGGGATGACGGCCTCCCAGGTCCGCGCCGGCCTCCGGGAGGCCTACGGGGTCTCCGCCACCGTGATCGAGAGGAGCGAGGTGCCCACCTACCTCGCGCGCGGCTACGCCGTGGTGGTGGCCCTCACCTACTCCCGGCTCCCCTCGCACCTCCGCCGGTGGCAACCCTCCTTCACGGGGGGCCATTCGGTCTGCCTCGCCGGCCGGCGATCCGACGGCAAGGTGGGGTGGTTCGATCCCCTCGGCACCTCCTCGTGGGATGGCGAGTGGGTAGCCTGGGCCGACGTTGACCAGGCCGTATGGACCGAGGCCGGCGCGTGCTACGCCATCAAGAAGGCCGAGGCCCCGCCGGCCCCGCCGGCCCCCACCCTCCGCTATGGCGGCAAGGCCATGAGCGGCCGGCGACGGGTGACCAAGGACGATTGCCGCATCCGGGAGAGGCCCTCAACGAGCGCCCGCATCCTCCGGGAGGTGGACGCCGGCGCGACCTTCGCCGCCCGCCAATACACCGACACCGGCACGAGCGTGGGCGGAGACCGCCGTTGGTACGGCACCCTCGACGGCAAGAAGTGGATTCACCGCTCCCTCGTGGCCTCCGACGGGGCCATCCGGGGCAACGAGACCGTGAGGTGATCGGCATGAGCGACTGGCGAGCTTGGGGGCATCCCGGCCCCAGGCCCGACACCGAGACCGACGTGGTGGAGGAGCCGGAGGAGACCGAGCCGGCCCACGATGAGGCCGACACCGAGCCGGCGGAGGAGCCGGAGGCCGAGGTGCCGGAGGCGGACTAACCGCACCACGGCGCACCGCATCGCCTATACTGGTGGCCCCCGTCCGGTGCCAGACTCCCGGACGGGGGCTACCACCCCCGAGTCTGGATGAGTCTGGGAGGCTTCCATGAAGCCTTGGAATGAGCGGGAGCGCGAATACCACGCGCGCCCCCGGTGGAGCATGGCCGAGGAGGAGCGCCGGCGACGGCGCGCCGAGCGGGCCTGGGACGTGTTCGGCGGGTGGTGCGCCGGGGTGTTCACCCTCGCCGCCCTCCACCTCATCATCCTCTGGTGGCCGAGGTGACCACCTATCGGTGCCCCGAGTGCCGTGGGCCGCTCACCATCCGGCAACACCTCCTCGGAGGCTACGCCGAGGTGGACTGCCCCAAGGATGGCCGTAGCCGGCTCCTACTGGCGCGGGTGGTGTCTGACTCCACCCCGCCGCCCACCTCGCCCCTGCGTGGCTCTACGGATGCCGTGG